GTTGGATTCCAGAAATAAACCTGATCAATCGTTGCATCGTCAACATTTCTGATAAATTCGACACCAATGTAATTATCTGTATTTGGAGTAAATGCCCCTTCAACTCTTTGATTTGTTGTACTACTAAGGATTTCGGCAGGAGTACCTGTTGGGATCGTGTAAAATGTCCCAGATTCGTTTGAAGCACCGTGTAAGAACGATGTATTCTCTACAAGTAATTGGAGACCGTTAGCAGACGCACCAATTGCACCTGGCATATTGATCTCGAAACCTCTAACGACGTAACTTTTATCTTCGCCAGTAACTAGACCGCTTAGTAACTCATCGAAATCATTAGAAACTGCCGATTCTATCGATTTTAAATGAGGAACATCAACCCTCTGTTGCCCTAGCCAATTCTGTCTTCTTCTTACACTCATTGAGCACCCTTGTAAACTATTGAAATTCTATTATTTTGTTTATATTTTTCTATAACTATATAGTATCATATAATTTAAAGATTTAGTCGCAGACCTTTTTATTGATTTATTTTTATTTTATGGTAATATAACAATAACTCATAGGAAAGGAGCTGAAATTGAGTAATATTAAGAAATGGGAAATGTTAGAAAAAGAAGCTGAAGAAGCTCAAAATGATGGTTGGCCAAGTCGTGATGATCTACCTACTGGAGACCCTCATGGAGATGTAGATGAAATTAGGCCAACGAATATTTGTGTTAAAATGGTCAAAAAAGATAATGGAGATATTTTTCCTATAAAAGACGGTGTTTATGACCCATACGTTGAAGGCTATAAGCAGTGGAAAAAGAGTCAAAAAGAATATGAGGAAAATATGAAGCCAAACCTGGTAGAGCCAGAAGGCAAGGTTTTTACAGAAGAACCAAGTTGTAATTGTGGTACTGAAGCTGTTTACGGTAAAGTTCCTCTAAAGGCCCATGCAAATTATTGTGATTTAGTTAAAAACAGTAAATAACTATCTATCTAACGGTTGCATTGCTTGAAGGCCAGAGAAACTAAAACTAGTCTTCATGACACCTTTTGCAGATACACTGTTTTTTTCGTTTGAAACTCTAGCGTAAGGGATAAATAAAATATCTTCACCAGTTTTTCTGTCAGAAATTCTTATTGATATATAAGGAGAGTATACAGAATCTCTAATTCCAGATCTTGCCCCTACACCTTGAGTACCGTTTGAATTACCAGTTCTTACACCAGAAATAGTTCCTTGTACAGAAATCCTTGTGATTTTAACTTCTTGTGGAAATACAGAGTCAATACCATAAATAGGTTCTTCACCATAATCTATGGTGTAATCTAACTGTTGCACTTCATGATAAACCTTACCGTTAATGTAAAGTTTTATATGAGCACCTGCTATTGTTGATTGACTCATTAGTTTACCTCATCCACTATATCTTCAACTTCTCCCCAGATATAATATTTCTCAGAATTTTCCTGGTCTCCCCATTTTCCAAGACCAATATCATTAGGATATAAAATATAGATTATAACTACAATACCTGTTGCAGTTATTTCGTTTATAAGATCTTCAGCATATATTCTACCTGCAACAGAATCTGTTAAAAATAATGGAAAATCTGTTCCATCTTTAGCAGGAGTTGCTGGAGATTTTTGTGCTATCAAAGCCACGTCAGTTCCAATCGGATGTTCCTTTTGAAACTTATAAGAAGGATTTATTCTTAATGTTCCGGCAGAAGGTTTTGATATATATGGCACAGGCCCTTCTTGGTGAGAAGTTCCAATTCCTATAATTAAATCACCTGGTTCATCAGGAAATTCACTTGCATCATCTACAAATAAAATAGCATCACTACTAACATCAAGTTCTTCAGTCGTTAAAGCTGCTTCTTCACCTAATACAAAACCTTGAGTAGGATCGTAAGCATAAGGCCCTGTTTGACCTTCACTAGATGGCCCACTTTCATAGATATGAGCTGCACCCTCTCTGTCACGTCTAACAACCTTAGTTGTTGCTGGCATGAATACTTCCAAAGTTCTTGGTGAAGTTTGAAAAGCTGCCGCATATTTTTCTTCTGATATAACCGTTCTAATTTTTGGATTGTAAAAAAGCATCCCGTCAGCAGCACCTTGGAATATAACTTCCTCAATACCATTAGGGTTAACAAATTCTACATAAGATTCATTTACATTACCACCGATAACGTCTGTCACAAAAAATGTTCCCTGGTTTAATGTGTCAAAACTATTACCATATACTGTAGTATAATCACCTATTTTAACAACACCTAGAGATGGGTTTGCACCGCCCGTCCAGGTAGCTCTTATTTTACCACCAGCTTCCTGTGTGAGCGTCCACTCAGTAGATGCATCACCTGATGTAGGTCTGATCTCGTCGAATTTAAGAGCATTCTGAGCCTTTCCACCTAGTACTTTAATACTTGAAGAAGGCCCATCTGTAGAAGATATTAAGACAACTTTAACATCAGAACCATCTTCTTGAGTAAAAGCAGCACCGTCAGCACCTAGCTTTCTAATATTCTTGGTAATTGCATCGGCCACTTCTTGAGCTGTTGCATTATTTATATCACTAAATTGAGAAGCTAAGAAAGTTAATTCAATGGAATCTTGACCATCGAATGAAACTATTAAGCTGTCTCCATCTTCTAAATTAAATGTTTGTGCTTCAGAAGAAATTGACTTGGCCCTAGTGAAGATTTCACCATATAGAATTCTAAGTAATTGATGTACCAGATCTCTAACTTGCTTTCTGTTGGTAATTTCAATACCAATCTGACGAAATACGTCATCAGATAAACCAACACCTGAAGGCCTAACAACACCTTTGTCACCCAATCTAGAATCTAGATATTTTCCTTTAGCAGAAACTATATATAAAGAATCGTTTACAGACTCTACATTATCTACTAAATGGGCTGGCCCACTAGAAACAGAACGTAAAACAGCATCCGTGTTTGGCCCACGGATTTTCTTGTTTAGATAGGATCTGAGTTTTTTATATTCGTCTTCTTTGCTCATAATTAATCAATCTTCGATACTAATATATCTGAAATAATGTCTAACACAAGTGCTTTTTCACCTGAATTTACTCTAATTACATCGTTTTGTGCATCATACTGAGGAGATGAAATTGCAACGGCTTGTACACCACCAATGGCATCTACTGTACTGATAATGTTTGAAATTGCAATTGGTGCTCCAACATCATTCGAGTTGATAAGTGCAGCAATTGAGTTTCTAACCTCTTCAACAATTGTTGTGAAAGGTACACCAGTTTTAACACGTACATTTATAGAAACTTCTATTCTTCTAACTAACGGTGCTTTAATAAAAATCTCTGCTCCGGCAGCTGAAACACCTGGATAAGTCGTGTTATCTCTAGGATCTCCATAAACAATTCTATTTGATTCTGCTATTAATCCCGTGTGGAATTTATAACTATCAACACCTAATATGATATCTTCAGGAAATTCAAATTTTCCTTTAGCTTCTACAGAAACACCACCAATCTCACCAATCTTTTGATACTGATTGTCTGAATCGAAAACAATATTTTTATTGTTTAAGTTTGCTGGGTTTGTTGCTACTAAAGAAACTTTCTTGTAACCTACATAAGGAGTTGTTTCTTCTACATAAATTTTATTGAAGTTTGAGTCTAGTAATTCAACACCAGTACTTTCTGTGTTTCCTGCAATAATAATTTCAGTTTCACTCAACACTTCTTCAATTTGGAAAGTTCCGATATTTTCTTCACCAAGGAAATTGCTAACGATTGAGAAACTATCTCCCTTAACAACACCTTCGTAATCTTTAAATCTCATTGCTTCTCTGTTTATTTCTAAAACGTCTGATATAGTGATTCCTGATTCAGAAGTTCCTTTAACATTGATATAATCAACAAAGTTTCTTCTACCTTCTTGTTGAACTATAACAGAGAATTCTCCATCAATATCAACATTTGAAGCTGGAGTTGTTTTACCATATCCAACATTTGTGATTATAACATATTTGTCGTCAACTACTTCAGCAGAAAAATCATTACTAAAAGGAGTGTTATTGAAAACATTTGCTTTTTTAACAGCTACCTGGGCAGCCGTGTCTATTGAAGCTACAGGAATTGGAATAGCCGTTTTACCTACTATACCTGGATCTCCACCACCTGAATCAATGTCATAGTAGAAATAGTACTCTGTTACATTATTTGCACTGTTTATAAGGCCATGTTGTCCAGTTGTCATATCAACACCTCTTGATTGCTCAAAAGATGTAATTTCTTGAAGTTTTTCTCCAGAATCTACAACATGGAATTCACCTTGGTTATCAGTAGCAAAGTCAGTACCTAAAGTAATAATGTCACCTGGCCTTGTATCTTCAAGAGCTGGCTCATCACCGTTTCCGTCCCATTTTAATCTGCTTAACCCATCTAGTTTTTCAACACTATAATCTGTAGAAGCGTTAGACCCAATTGATACAGGGTGAGCTGTAATTGTAACCTCTTCCTCAACAGTATTTGCATTGTCAAGGTAAATAGAATTTTTAAATCTTCTTATTACTCTGAACATACCTTGGTTAAGGATATTGAAATCATTATCTATAATTAAAGAGTCACCTTCTTGAACTTCAGAAGTAACAGTTAAATCACCTGTGTTATAAGCAGGAGATACTAAATTAGCACCACTTGCCGTTGCACCACCACCAGAAACAGATATTGCTACCGTTACACCTGGCACTTGTGAAGATATGTTAGCTACAGAAGCTGTTGAAGTTGAATCAATATTTGGTATCAATGCAATTGCTGCTGCTAAATTATAAGCCGTTTCATCTGTATCAACACCAGCCACAAAATCAGTACCTTCAACAAGAGTTACAGAACCAACAACAAAGGAACTTGTTAAAACCGCTACATTGTCTGTAATTGTAAAGCTACCTGTTACTAATTCATCTAAACCTTCTGGGTTTAAAATTCTTAAAGTTTTAGAATCTTCAGATCTACCCGTTACAAGGAAACTTCCATTGTTAACATCATTTTGTCTATTTGCTATTGTTAACAAGTCTCCTATTGCAACTTCATCAAATCTCATATCACCTGTGTCAACGCTAATATCAACAGTTCCTTTGATTTGATCTTTGTACACAGTTAAAGTACCTGCAACAGAATCATTTAGTTCAACATTGTTTTTTAGGAAATATGGCTCATCACCAATATTGTTCCATGAAATACATTGGAATTGACCGTGTTTTTCAACTTTAAATGTTCTGCCAACAGATCTTGTATGGTATCTATTCCTACCAAAAAATCTTTGAGCAGGGCCTCTATCAAACAGTTCGATTTTTGAAAATCCTACTGTAGGAGTTGCTTGTGTAATTCTTATTGAATTCAATTGACTGTGTAATGTTAACTTCTTTTGAATTTCAGAAGCAAAAACTTTAACCCACTGATCAGAATGTAACCCAATAGATGTTGCAGAATTTATACTGATAATAGAGCTTTGGTTAGCTTGATCACCTATTGTACTTGCACTACCTTCCACAGCTGCGACAGCTTGTGTTGCAGTACCACCTGCAATTTGAACAGCACCACTTGTACCAAGGATGTTTGTTGATAATTGTAAGTTAGTGTTTCTGTCAACAGATTTTATTTCACCTAAAGTACTGTATCCTGTTACAGCCAATACATTTAGGAATTTTGTTACTTGTAAAGATGTTATTGGAATGAATTTTAAAATCTCTCCATTATTAAAACTATAAGCATCAACAGTATTTGTAGAATAAGTATCTAAACTTAAACTTTCCTTAAATGTAAATTCAGGAATACCTATACCTGCTGTTAAGTCACTTGATAAGATGTGATTTTTACCATCTAACATATAAACATATTCATATGAGAAGTCAGAATCTTCATTTGTTGATTTACCGATTACACCATCACCTAACGGTGTAACTCCACCATCTAATAATAATTCTGCTGTGATGTAGTCTGAAATATTATCAGAAACATAATCAACAATTTCTTGTGAAGTAGTGTCTGCTGGCTCAAAGAATGATAATGTGTTTGTTTCTAATGTTGCCACATCTGTTTCTGCAATTGCTTCTCCGGCAGCTCTTCTAACTGTAAAGCTAGATGCTGTAGCGGAATCAATTCTATAAGAACCTAAATTGGCCTTATTGAAATCTCCAGTATTAATTAAAGAAACGTAGTCACCTGTGTTAATTCCGTTCAACCCTGGTACAGTTCCAGTTCCAGTGTGAGTGTATGTTACAAGCTCTACTCCTGGGATAGAAGGTGTAATTGTTACATCCCACTCTGTTGTCCCGTCAATAGTTGTTGTTCTAGCTGGGCCAGATTTAAGGAATATTTTAATGTTAACTTTTTCATCAACAGTAACGATGTGTTTAATTTCTTCGTCAGCCACTGTAGGGTAGAAATATCCTACACCAAAAGCTTCTCCTGACCTACCCCATTCAACAGATCTAAAAAGAATTGCATCTTCGTTAATTCCAGAAGAAGGGTCTATAATATTTTTTGCTTGCATTAAAACTTTGTAGTTATCAAAAACAAAGTCATCCCCAAAGAATTCGCTGAAAATTGTGTCTCCACCTTCAACGTCATAAGCTCTAAAGTTATTAGGGTTTGCAGGTAATGTAATGTTTGTTTTAGCCGTTCTAAAAAGTGGCATATTAAACGTCTTACCTGTCGGGTCATTATCTAATACAGCAACGATAATATCTTCATGGCCAAAATCATAACCATTTAAAACGTAATATCTATCGTCTACTCTACTTCTTTTATAAAAATAACTTTCTTCAACAACAACAGATGTCCCTACAAACTTTTCAATCTGAACGGCTTCTGTTGAAGAAACGTCAGCTGGCCCACCATAAGGTTGTGCAAAGCTTAAGAAACCAGAAGGGTCTAATCCTAAAGCTGATAAGTCTTCACTAGACTCAACAGTTGGAATGTAAGTGTTTGGTGGATCTGAATATCCATCGGCTGTAATAGTTCCATGAACAAATGCAGGGAATTGTCTGTCGATAAATCCTGTTTCATAGAAAGCAGCTTGTGAGTTAATACTCGTTGAACTACTGTTTTTAATTAAGTTCAAAGATTTTGCACCGTTGTTAAAATCAGCTAAAAATAAAGCACCGTCAGAATCTTCTGTATTAGTTCTCATTACAAAAATTTCATCATTGTCGATTGTAACAGTAGCATTATCTAATTGCTCACTCATAATATTTGCAATAGTATTGATGTTATAAACACCTGCATCTATTTTTATTTTTTGTGGAGCATATTCAGTTCTTATAATTGTAAACCCTTCTCTATAAAGAATTGGGCTTTCTGCAATTGCAGCAGCTTCTTCAGCAGCAGTTACTTTTAAATCTAATGTCGTAGACGTTACTGCATGTATTCTACCTTCTAATCTGTTTGTAGGAGAAAGTTCTTCAGACCATATAATTACATAGTCTCCAACTTGTGCGTTGTCAAATGCACTTACAGAAGTACTTTCATATCTTACAATTCCACCACCTGGTTTAATTACATTTAAGAAAGTTTCGTCCGTTACACCAATATTAATTGGCATAGCATCTTTATCATCAACAACTAGCCACACATATGCTGTGTCAGAAACAGTTGTTTGTCCACCTAATACAGGATCACTTTGAACTTCAGCTCTTGTGAATTGAGAACCAAGGTTTAAAGAAGCTCCTTCTTCAAGAGGTTTTTTTAATTTAATTTGTGCTGTGTTTCTTGAGATATCAAAGTCAGCTTCATTACCTACAGCAGAAAGTCCAAGATCACTTGAAAACATCCCTTTAACTACTAATGTAGAACTTGGGTCAAATGTTAAAGTTGCTCTGTTGTCAGGGCCTAAGTTACTTGTAAGCTTTAATTGCTCACCGTTAACTTCAGCTGTAATACCTGTTACTTTGTTGTTAATTACATTTACCCATGAAGACAAGCTGTTTTGAGAAGCAACAGTTGTGTGCTGTCCTTCTTCAAGAAAATCTTGGTTTGTAAATGTGTAAGTTATATAATCAGTTCCATCAACAGAAACGATTAATGTATCATTGTTTGTGATTGAATTTGACCAATCAAATTGTTCTTTACTTACGATAAATGCAGACCTTCCGTTTTTATTTAAAAGCTGCCTGTCTTTATATAAAAGAACTGTGTTAACTTCATTTGAAGGAAATCCTAAAGCCAAGGCAGCATCTGTACCAGAGCTTGGAGATGTTAATTCTAAAAATTCATTTTCTTCTGCTTTTGCTCTTATAACAACTTTGGTTCCAGATTCTGCTGTAGTAGCTTCAAAAGTTAAATCAGAGTTATTGTTTATACTTGCAACAATTTCATATGCTGTGGCAGCATTTTGAGCTTTGATATCACCTTCTAAGAAAGTATGCTCAGAAATTATTCCACCAACTAGTATTGCCAGTTTATCAAAGTCTTTAATTAAAAATGGAGAACCTATAGATGATTCTATATAAGCTTTTGCGATAGAAGTTTGATTTCCACCAGTGGCTAATTGAAAACTTTGCTCTCCACCGATTGCAGAGTCAATAATGAATTCAAGACCTACACCTTCTGTTTTCTCTTCATACCCTTCACCGTTATCAACGTATAAAATTGTTTCTTCAGGATTTGAAGTGTCTATTTCGTTAGATGTTACCCTTGCATTTTCATCAGGAGCTTGAGCACCTAAAACTGCGTTTTTTACAGCAAGTGCTGTACCAAGACCTCTCGAAAGTCTTTCTTTCTTAATTCTATCTCTATAATCATCGTCAGATTCTTCGTCAGAACCTGTTGAGAATGGTATTGTGTTTATTACAGCTGCACCTGGAAATGGCGGTGTTCCAAATTCTGTAATTGCACCGGCAGGAGCATTTGCTGCTGAACCTGTTTCTTGAGCAACAACTTGAACTGCTGTGTTTTCGTTTTCACCATCCAACAAAATAGTTGCTGAAGATACATTGTAAATTATGGCAGGAGTTGCCCCAGCACCAGGAGATTGTACAGAAGTACCAACTGCAATATTTCTTGTTCCACCTTGGCCAAGAATTACTGATTCTGAAATGTTATGGAATTTTTTTGTTGGAGAATCTAATGTGATTTCCCAGAATGCACCTACTTGATTAACTGCACTGTAGTTAATTGGGCCTTCTACGTTTGGAGTCCCTCTACCTATGTAAACTCTACCAGTTGGTGTGAATTCAGAAGCATCAGACACTTTTAATGTGATTGACCCAATATTTGGAGCAGAAGCACCTGAGTAAATTTTTGTTGAAATTTTATCGAAACTAGTATCTGTAACTTTTACTCTACCAGTAGCTACTTTAGCTGTATTTCTATAAACCCTTTCTTCTCTACCAATTCTATTTAGAGCTTCGCCTGTTGCTCTATCAACAGAATAGTCTCTAAGTATTTGAAATATATCACCAGAAGTACGTGCAACAGATCTTGCTACAACGTCAAAAAACTGAGTCATTACAGAACCAGTGTTTAAGTCATTGATACCAGTAAGGCCAACGTACTCTGTTAGCATTTCAGAAAGTATCTGTTCTCTAGATTTTGGGTTTGGTAAGCCTTCAGCCATATATAATTCCTCTTTAACTATATAATATCATATAATTTAAAGATTCAGTCTAAGGCCAAATATAGGGTATTTTAATGAAATGGTGTAAATACCTGTAATTACACGGTAAATGTAATAGGAAAAATACCACGACCATTTGCTAGTCTAGCTTTGATAGTTATAGAAAGATCTGGTGGCAATAAATTTATTTCAATTTTATCAACAGCTTCAAATCTAGCATCTTGTAAAACCATTTCCCTTAAATCTGCCAGTATATCACCAACATTTAAGTCATTAGTAGTTACACCTGGTTGTAATCCCAATCCAAAATCTGGATTAGATAAAATACCACCTTTTGCTGTGGCCACTTTCATTTTAAGGGCTTGCACTAAATTAGTTAAACCATTGGCCAAAGAAACTTCTCCAAAAGAGTTGATTACAATATCTCCGCTATCATCCATTAGCCAATCTACTTTTGAAAGACCTGTTAAAGTATCTCCTTCCAAAAATGGTATATCAAAAGTTCTTGATGTATTTTCAACAACCTGATCTGTTGGTATATATATTTGGTTTTGGCTATTTATAGTACCAGGTAAAAATGCTTTCGTTTTTGCTTGTTCAGATGTTTTTAAAGTATCTAAATTACTTATTCCATCTACTGTTATTAGATAGTTAGTGTCTGTAATTTTTTCAATAGCTGTTATTTTTCTTGTAAACAAAGGAACGGTACTACTAGAAAGCTGTATTTTTTGCCCTACAAATAAATTTAAGTTACTGTTAATATTAAACTGCCTACCGTCACCGTTTGACAATAATGAATAGAAAAAACCATCCTCATCAATATAAGGTGATCTTAAATTATTAAGAGTTACTATTTCATTGAAAAGATCTGGATCTCCCATATACCTAGCTGCAATTTCTTGTATTGTTAGCCCAAAAGGTACTGGAGCTAAATATTTAGCTGTATAATCAGAGTTAAACGGAATATCAGCATCTTGTGCTAAACCACCTACATATTGTAAAGGGCTTTGTGTTCTGTCATCATCAAAATCTCTAGTGGCTACCAGTTGGTTTGTCATCATAACTACATTTTCTAGAGAAACTAAAAGCTCAAATTCTTCAGTTGTCATTGGAGTTGCACGTTCTCTTGGAACCGGCTGCCCCGTTATTTCAGCTAAGAATGGATCTCCAGCACCAAAATTATTACCTAAGTCATATGTAAGTGATTGCAATTCCCTAATAAAACCTTTTATTTCTTCTATTGATATTAAAGAATTTCTAATAATCTCATCCTGAATAGCATCTTTTTGTTTTGTATTAAGTTTTAACTGTTGAATACTCATGGCATTGAAAAATGGCCAGTTGAATTCGGGATTATCGAAAACATTTCTTATAGGATCTACTCTACCGCTATCTCTTGCACCTTCTCCGTTAACACCAGCTTCCACGTCATCAGCAGACAACCCTTCGTTAGTATCGTACTTTGCTTTAATCTGATTACATATATCTTTTACTGTATCGTCAAGAAGATTACTAATAAAAGAAAGGTCAGAAGCCTGTTTTTTCATAGACGATTGTATATCTCTTTTAATTTGATTTGGAAGTTCAGAAACAGCAATTGCTAATCCTATAGTATTTTTTATTAAAAGAGTAAGTTTTCTCATTATCTCAAATGGTTTTCTGAAGTCTGCACGTACAGCTCTAATAACATTAGCATAAGCACTCATTATCCTACTTGCATTGTCAAGAGCTTCTGATAAAGACTGAAAGAAGTTAGGGTCTAAAGCTTGAATGTCAAATGTTTTACTGCCAACACCTGCTTTAAGATCTATCCTTTTCCATGCCTTAAATTGCATATTAAAAAGAACTTCACCTGGACTTCTTTGGCTTTTTGTAGCCGTAAACTGCATTGGAGTTACAACAAAAGATTCGTTTGTTTTAGGACAGTGAAATACAAGTCTCCAATGCTTATTGGCCGGATCTTTTTTGGCCATTGCATATTGCTCAAGAAATTGTTGTAATAACAATGATTGGTAATATCCAGTTTTAGATTCTTGAAATATAGAAAGCTCTGTGTTTTTAGGGCCTCCACCACCGCCTGTTAAATTATTTAATTGACTAGCTAATTTTTGAGTGGCATCAACGGCAGATCCAATAGCTTCTAAAGTACCTCCAAATAAAGATAGGCCTTGTCCACTCTCTGAATCAGGGTCTTCTTCTGCCGATCTTGAAGGTAAAATACCTGTAGTTCCAGATGCTGAAATTATTTTAAATTTAACACCATTATGTTCTTCAACAACACCACGCATTGTAGCTGTTGTATTGATAGCAAATTGATCTGTTACAGATAATTGTTGAGGTGTTATAGGCAATGTAAATTCCCATTGACTAGTCATTGAATCTGATATAAATAAAGCACCACCTGTATTTGAGTCAAACTTTACTTGAAAATCATCTTGTTTAGAACCTCTATTACCAGCAACTCTACCGTTTTTGACATCGTAAACTATTAATTTATAAGGAAATATGCTGTTATATCTTTCAGATTGTAATAGGATAGGACTAAAAAATGAATCTTCTTGATCACCCCAAGGTGTGGAAGCTAAACCAGTTGATTCTGTTCCAGTACCCTGTTCACCACCTGAAGCAGCAACTACACTATCTCCTAGTGAAGTAAATATATCTTTGATTGCCATTTTTATTCCTTATATTAATCTATAATATCACATTATACTTTAAAGATTCTGTTTTGTACGATATTATATACTGAGGACTATTATGGGAAAAGCTAAACGTAAAATCAATAAGTTACGTCGAAAACTATTACAACAGAAAATTAAGCCACGAATACCAGTGGCCCCACCTGGTAGTGCCATGAAATCAAAGAAAGACTACGACAGAAAGAAGTCAAAACAAGAACTTAAGAAAATGGTGGAAAATGATAATTGAAATTATACTTATATCTTATTTGGTATTTTATGTCTCTATAGTGTTTTATGGAGTTAAAACAGGGTGGATATATTTGGAAGAAGAAAAGGTTAAAAGAGACCGTAAGAAAAACATTAGATTAGTAAAGGATGAAAAAGATGATTGAATTCATTATTGTAGCAATTATTGCAATAGGCGTAACCGCATGGTTTCAACATAAACACACATGTGTTTACGGAAACCATAATTTTATAGGTAAAACTTGTTCAAAATGTGGGTTAACTAAAGTGACAGTTAAGAAATGAAAAAATTTTTATTTTTAATGATATTAACAATGTCTTTTAGCTCTTGTGCCGTTTACCCTAGAGTTACACCTAAACAAAAAGGTGTAGATAAAACATTTGAGCCTTACATTAAAGAATATAGATATTTAATTGGCCAAGACAGTTATTCTGATAGATTCAAAAAATTACACATGAACTTTACAGATTTAGAACCTGGCATACTAGGAAGGTGTTGGTGGTTATTAAATGGTGAACTTGAAATTGAAATGGATAAAGAATGGTGGTATAGTTATGCCAGTTTTTATGACAGACAATTTGTGGCCTACCATGAACTTGAGCATTGTATAAGAAAAAGAATGCATACCAATAGAAAAGAAGAAATTGAAAATATTGTTGATTTTTGGGAAGAAATACTTTACATGGTCGGCATAATCCCTAAACCAGGTAGTTTACCAGATGGATGTCCTGCAAGTATAATGCACTCACATTCTCTTGAGTTACACTGTCAAGTTAAACATTATAATTATTACATTAAAGAAATTCAAGAATTAGATTCTAAATAGGTGTATCTACCAGTTTATAAAGTCTTGTTTTATTGGCTGGTGTATATTTTTTAGGAACTTTAAAGGTAAGTTTAACTCTGTTTCCAGACACCTCTTCTATAGAGCCTGACAGCTCTTCCTGATCATTTGCGACAACATATACCCTATCACCTACACTGAAGGCAGAAGCGTCTTCTACGTTCAAATATGTAGTGTCTAGACCTGGTGCTACAGCTTTGGTAGCCTTCATTGTAAGATCATAAGCAGCCGCTGCCGTATTATTGCTGGCTTTAATTTGATCCTGTGTGGCCAAGGCCTTTTCAGCTCCAAACTTACCATTTGCAGATCCTGATATAAGATTTAATCTAGAATCTATAATAAGAAATCTTGCACCATACCAACCGCTTTGAGCTGTTAACTCACCAGTTGCAGTGTCTTGAGTTATAGATCCAAAGTAACCATTTAACTGGCCAATTCTATTAACAAGAAAAGCTGTTCTTGCTGTAAGTTCATCTTTAATTGGCTGCAATGTTACTGGCCCTAATTTAGATTCTTGAAGTGCCTCAATCCAAGTACCATTATCAAAAATACATGTAGCTTCAGTTAATTGTGGTGGATTATCTTCGCCACTACAGTAAGCTGTATAAGTCATGTTATCAAAGTCATTACAATTATCTGGTAGATTTGTTGCTGTGTCCCAATCCTGTTCTGCTTGCCATGTATTAATCAAAGCTAGTATTGGAGTTATGTCATCGTAAGCTGCTTGATTTTCAGCTTCTCTGGCAGGGATTGTGTCTGGAAGAACAATGGCAGTTTGCTGTCCATCTAAAGAATCTTCCCATTTTTGCATCTCTGTTTTTAATTGCGATAGCAACCCTTGAATTTCCGGACTTGGAACTACTTGATCTTCAAAAACACATGTTTCACCAGACCCTGGAGGTGGGTTTGGAGTACAAACTTCAACTTGAATACACTTTTGACCACTTGCTCTGGTAGCTGGAACGTAGCTTTCTATTTGAGATATCAAACTTGTTATCGTTGTAATAATAGGCTGTTCCCCTAAAGGTTCATTAGGATAGGTTTCTGCGTTTGTTTTTCCAACAGCATAGCAATATGACATTGGAGCAAAGAATTTCCAAACACCGTCTGGAACAGATGGTATAGGAAATTCAGGGTCGGCCAAAAAGAAACCATTTCTGTTTTCACCCTTGGCCGCTGCATTTATTAAATCTTCCGTTACTTCAGTTCTTTTATTAGCATCGATTAGATTAAACTCTTTTTGGTAAGCATTTATAATCTCGTCATAAGGATCTTGAAGTGCCTTATTCAAGGCATCATTCTTGATAGCTTCTTGTTGTTGAATTAGAATTTGTTCCTTCACCACATCAACCACAGCATTTTCCTCTGGTATCCCTATGATTTTCTTAGACATTGTAATTCTATCTTCTTTTTGTAAAGCCATTTTTTATCCTCTTTATATAAAGATTACGCCCCCTTAGACTCTTCCTTAATTGGCGAAATAAACCCTTCAGCTTCTAGAATACTTCTAATACTAGCCTCTAAGTCATCTAAACTACTATTGTTAGACAGTTTTTTACACTGATTAGAGAAT